AGCATTCTCAGGTGTATAGGGCTTTTCAGATTCAACCGTTTTATCGTCTACGATTTCGGCAAATACCACACCTTTCCAGTCTTCGATTAAGTGGGCGGCGCATGCATCCATTAACAATTCATGGTAAAGCTTGGCATCTTCATCTTTGACCATTACATCGTAGCCTTTAGACGAGATCTGGTTTCCTGCTCGTTCAATAGCTACCTGAAAAGGCTTATATGCGATACCACGGACTTTGAACTCAGCCTGTACCTCTCCATCAGAACCCTTATATTCACACCATTTTGATACGTCCGAGCTTTTAATAATTCCGACTTTTAAAGCCATAACAACCTCTAATTTTGAGAAATAAAAAAGCCCATGGGATTCCATAGGCTTTGTTACTGAATAAGTTGATTACACAAGAGCGCGTACAATTGTTGGCGCTGTACGAACTTGGGCAAAGTTGATATCTACAGTAATGATGTCATCACCACCACCATCCGGGTGATTGGCTTCCATGACTTCCAATTGCGGGAAGTTGAACGAATATTTACTTCCTTTGCTGTCTCTGATGTCGAAGGTCAGTGTAAACACATCACGGGTTTTGATTGCATCAATCCAACCAGCAGCTGTGGCCGAGAACATGAATGAAGCATTCGCTTCGATATCCATCATCTTCTCTAAATAAAACTCTGGAGTGTATTTACCAGATCCGATACAACGGATTGCTTCAAGGTTATTGTTAATAGAAATGGTCAAAGACTGTAGACATGCTTTGCCTTGAATTGACTGGCCGTTTACAAGCAAGTTTTCCACGTTCGGCATACTGACAAGCGGACGAGTCGAAGCTGCAACCGGATTCACTACAGGGTTAGTTTGCTGACGAGTAAACGAGCTACCTACAAGACCAAAGTTACCAGTAATTTTTCCAGTGGTCTGGATAGTAATTTCACCAGAATTAACCTGTACTCCACGATAAATAAAGACTTGGCCAACATCTTCGAAAACTTTAACTAACGTTAATGACTTACGTACCGTACCACCAAAACTTAAAGCGTTACCCGCCCAATTATTGAAGGCTAAAGCACTTAGGAATAGATCAAATGTTCCAAGTGATAATTCAAACTCTAACTGACCTGCTACTTCTGCTTCAGTAACTACCCCACCTTGTCGAAAACGTGAATCAACCACTTCACTGCTTTCTTCAGTAGAAACATTTTCAGATAAACCATCACTTACACGGCGAACTGTGTACCAGATCGGGTTTGCTGGAGTTGTTCCTAAAACTGCTTCTTCACAAGCATATAATCGAATTTTTGCGCCTGAACTCATTTATGGTTCTCCAAAATTTAGGCAATAAAAAACCCGCTTTTTAAGCGGGTTATTAAAGTGTTTCGTCTGTGTCTGAGATTTCTGGCGGTTCCACGCCATTCATGGCTGCAGCAACTGCCTGAGATAAGTTAGTCGGCTGGAAATCCACTGGTGTTTCACTCAACGGCTCTTCAGGCTCTGGTTCAGGTTCTTCATGCAGACGGATATCAATCCAGCGGCCTTCTGGAATATCAAGTGGATTTTCGAGATCAGCTACAATGGCTGCCTTTTCCACATCAAACTTACGTTTATAAGTTTTAATAGAAAGATCACCATTTTCTAAGGTTGAATATTCAACTGCTACTACCGTATTACCGTTGGCATCCTTAGGTACTTCGATATACCAACCTTCCTGTGCAAAGCCTAAAGAGCCCTTAATCAGATAGTCACCAGTGCCTAATTTGTCAAAAGTGATCGGTTGCTTGGCAGCATCGTTATTTAGCTCAATATGACTTTGGAAAAGCTTAACGACTGGTGAAGCGGCTTTAATAAAACCATTTCCATCAGTTGTAGTATTTTGTGCAGTCAATAAATTAAACCAATTAGACCAAGTACCACTATTATTAAATCGATACTTCAGGGCAGAATATGAGGCAGCTTTCCCAAGCTGAAATGAATGACTTCCATTTGTATATAAACCCATTGAGCGTCGGGTACAGTGTAAAAAGAAACCATAAGGACCAATACTATTACCAGTATCATTTGTTAAAGTGTCATCTGTTCGAAAAAAACCATTATTAAGAGGAGCAACCATATCAGATACACGAGAACCTTCAGCCCCTATCCCCCAATCACCGACTCTTAGTGCTCGTCCCGGCGTAGGATCATATTGACTTGTTGTTGACGCTAGTACAGCAGCAGTTCCTAACCCCAAATTCATTCTAGCTGTCTGTGCATTATCAGCTCCTAATCCTCCCTGAGAAATTGATAAAGGGGTTGTAAGTCCCTTAAGCTCACTAATATCACTATTTACCCCACTTGCAGCTGCGCCTAGGTTAGCTCGTGCACCAGCCGCTGTAGTTGCCCCCGTTCCACCTTGAGAGATAGCTGCAGTACCAACTACTTGAGAAAAGTTGGGTGCCAGATTGGGAATACCTGACGCAAATGGCAACATAAACTGCCGCTTGCCCTGTGAGGCGTTATATGGGAATGGCCGATGATCCCAACTAAATTTAAAAACAAGATTTGCCATTATGCTGTTACTCCGTCAATCACTTGGAAAGTCAAAGTTTCAGTGTGCTGTGTAGTGCCACTAACTACAGCTTTAATATCCATCTGACACAGCCCTAAAGGCCAAGTTGCAGTGCTTGCACTAGATTTAATGTTCAGCCACCCTTTCTGTGTGCTTTGGCTTAATGCAGTACAAGTTAATGTGGCCACAGTAGCACCATCAGCCAGAGCTTTAACCTGTGAAGTGAAGGTATAACCTGTAAGATCAATTGCACGGCGCACATCATCTGGTGGATATTGCAGGGCTTCATCCATATCAACTAGCTGAAGATTTAAGTTGAAAGTGTCACCACGCTTAAATACAAAATTGCTCATAAGTGATTCCTATAGACATAAAAAAACCACCGATGAGGTGGTAGTGATTAAGACATAAAGTACCTCTCAAAATGGAGGTCTCATAATTCAAATTAATTAATATCTAGGTTTATATCTCTTGTTTCCTCCACTCGTAATACAGTAGTGCCCACCTCTAGGACCCACGCAATAATCCACCACAGCACATGAACAATCACTATCGTAGTAGGTTTTTTTCTGTTTTCTTTCAGAATGATGAGGATGAGATTTTAAGGCCTGATAATTATTTGACGTGGTTGATCGAGACTTTTGTTTAAAACAGCCATCCGTTTCACATAATAGCTTTGTTGATAACCACTGAGGTGATGAGGAATTTAAGGAAATACGTGCCCAGTTTCCTTTCATCTCATAAATATCAACTTTTTCCCCACGTCCTAACTTTCCTACTACTTGACCGTTTGGTTTATCTCTAATATTTAAAGAATTAGTGTTGATATATTTTGATTCGATAACTTCCTCTACTGCACTCTGCGCATTTTCTGAGTCTGAAGTTTGTTTTGGAGAGTTATCATTGCCTGAACCAAAAATCCCTAAAGCTACTAATCCTGCGGCACCCCAGCCTAAAGTTGATTTTTTCATGTTTTACCATTTGTTATAAATTTCCATTACTGTAACAGAATGTAATCACAAATGATAATATGCTGAGGTCATTAAAAATAATCGCCTTGCAGTAGCTTTTTCTTGAACTCAAAGCTCATTATCTAAATCGACACTTACTCCAGTAACAACGTTATGTTTAGGCCCTCCGAGACTAACAACATTAGCCAAGCGTATATTCACATCAGAAACACATAGCTTGTTTTCAGATTGCCATTTGCTCAACTCAACAGACATAACATCTTCAAGATGCCGTTCCAGTTCTTGCCGTTTAATTTCGATTTCTTCTAAAGTCAGCATACATGACATATCAATTCACCTTGTACCCAATGCTCACATTATACTGAATGAAATCAGCATCTTTACCCGCATAAATAGATTGGCCATTCAAACATTCTAAGTGTTCGATTGTGAAATATTCAAAATGAGCCAGCAATGCATCGCTTAGAACCGTTACGGCCTTCTCTCCAGTATGTAATCGGTCAAAGCATTGGATCATGATATTACCGGTACGGCGTGTACATGGCTTATCTGCAATGCCTGAGGTAAAACTCGGGCCACCTGCAATCGTTAAACGGCACCATACACCTTTTGTTGGAACAGTAAAGTCAGGTGCATTTGGATACTGAATCCGTTCTTGAGCAATACCCGTAAAGCTTTGCATGCGATCAATAATAGCTTGCCTTGTCTGCTCTAAAGTCATTGCCATTTTAGCCACCGTACTTTTGAGAAATAAAGTTAAACGTGAGGCCATAAATACCTTGTGGTGCTT